CCAAGTTATGGGTGCCGTTATTGCTGGTGGTGCAGCTGCTACAGGTAAAATAATTTTGAATGCTGCTAAGAAAGGAGTTGCCGCTGGACTATGATTTATAAAGACGATCTCAATAACATTGTATTAGAGCATCATGGTGTTAAAGGGCAACACTGGGGTGTTCGAAAACGTTTACAGAAATTTGGCTCAGATATTAAGAAAGTTAATGCAACAGCTAATAAAGCTAACGCTAAAATTGATGCCTCTGAAAAAAGGGTAGAGTCCAAGTCACAACATGAGTATGATAAAATTGTTAAAAATCATGAAGCTTTAAAGAAACGTAATTGGACTAAAGTTAAAAATGCAAAAGGTCTTAAAGCTAAATCTAGTGCTATAGTTAACGGTTTGATAAGTAATGCAAATAGTCGTGAAGTAAAAAATGAAAAAATTGATAAACTGAATAATCTTAGATCTAAAAATAGTGATAAAATGGATGATAAACGTGATGAAGTTTTAGGTGGCCGAGTAATAGGTTATGCTAAAGCAGGTAAGGCATTAATCTCTAAGCATGCAAATTATACGCATCCATCTCATAGTAAGTAGGTGATATAAATGGTTCTATCCAATACAGCCATACCGTTAGAATACGGAAGGTTTAGAGATCAAGTTCTTCGAGGTGAAATACCTGTGAACAGGATGATTTCATTGGAAATGAACCGGCAAGATTACTTGATTGAATCACCAGAATTTTATTACGATAACGAAGCGATAGAAGGTTTCATAGACTTTTGTGAAAATGAGTTAACCTTGACTGATGGACGAGACTTAGTGCTGATGGATTCATTTAAACTGTGGGCTGAGTCACTATTAGCTTGGTTCTATTTTCCTGAAGTAAAAACATTTAATCACAAAATGCATCGTTATGAAATTCATCGTGTAAAGCGTAGACTTGTTAACAAGCAGTATCTGATTGTGGGACGTGGTGCAGCTAAATCAATGTACGCCGCTGCATTACAAGCATACTTTGCAATTGTTGATACGTCAACAACTCATCAAATTGTTACAGCACCAACTATGCGTCAAGCAGAAGAAACAATGTCACCAATTAGAACAGCTCTAGCTAGAGCCCGTGGCCCATTACTCAATTTCTTGACAACTGGTGATAAGAAATCAAATACTTGGAGTAAAGTACGTCTCGCCTCTACAAAAAAGGGTATTGAAAACTTTATGACCAACTCATTAATTGAAATTCGACCAATGTCGATAGATAAACTTCAGGGTGCTCGTTCTAAAATAAATGTTGTTGATGAGTGGTTGTCTGGTGATATAAAGGAAGATGTTATTGGTGCTCTGGAACAAGGTGCATCCAAAAATGACAATTATGTTATCGTGGCAACTTCTTCAGAAGGTACATCTCGTAATGGTGTCGGGGATACAATTAAAATGGAATTGATGGATGTCTTACGTGGGGATATGTATGCTCCAAACTATTCTATTTGGTATTATCGTCTTGATGATGTTTCAGAAATTGCCAATCCAGACCTTTGGATTAAAGCAAATCCTAATTTAGGTATCTCAGTATCATATGATGCTTATCAAAAAGATGTGGATTTAGCGCAAGCTCAACCAGCCAAGCGGAATGATATTTTAGCAAAACGTTTCGGTATTCCGGTTGAAGGTTACACGTACTTCTTTGTATATGAAGAAACACTTCCACATAATAAACAATCTTTTGATGGACAGGTATGCTCAGTTGGTGGTGATTTATCACAAGGTGATGACTTCTGTGCGTTCACATTCTTATTTCCAATTGGACGTGGCAGATATGGTGTTAAAACTCGCTCGTATGTTAGTGAGGTAAAAGTTAAGAAGTTAACTCAAGCAATGCAAATAAAATATCAAGAATTTATTGATGAAGGAACTCTTGTTGTTATGCCCGGAGCTATTCTCAATATGCTTGATGTTGAATCTGATTTATTAGACTTTATAGATGCCCACGATTATCAACCTATTACAATGGGGTATGATCCATATAACGCACAACAATTTGTAGCGCAGTGGATTACTAACTATGGTGATTATGGTGTTGAAAAAGTTATTCAGGGTGCTAAAACAGAGTCTGTTCCTTTAGGAGAACTTAAGAATATTGCTTCTCAACGAGATTTAATCTTTGATGAAAAGTTAATGATGTTTGCTATGGGTAATGCAGTAGCTATTGAAGATAATAATGGTAACTATAAACTATCCAAGCTTCGTTCCTCTGAGAAAATAGATAATGTTGCTGCATTAATAGATGCTTGGGTTGCTTATAAACGGAATCAGGAGGCATTCATGTGAGTATATTTACTAGAATTCAACACGCATGGGATGCATTTGCAAACGATAGTAAAAATGTAACCGTTAATTATGGTGGTGGACGTGGTCGGCCTAATTATAATCCTTCTACGTCACCGTTCGCCCAATCTGGACTGAAAAATATAGCATTTAGTCGTATTGCAGTTGACGTATCAATGACTGATATTCTGCATGTCAAACAAGATGTTAATGGCGAAAATCAAGTTCGTATGAATTCTAATTTACAAAGCTGTTTATCAATGGAGGCTAATATAGACCAAAGTGGTCGAGCCTTTATGCATGATTTAGTATATTCTTTACTAGATGAAGGTTGCGTTGCAGCAGTTCCTGTCAAAACAACAAATAGTCCTATTAAAACAGGCAACTATGATATAAACTCACTGAGAGTTGGTAAAATTGTTCAGTGGTTCCCACAGTATGTGCGGGTTCAGGTTTATAACGAAGAAACAGGAAACCAAGAAGAAGTAATGTTACCTAAATCAACAGTTGCTATTATTCAGAATCCATTTTCATCAGTTCTAAACGGTAATATAACATTACTAAATCGAATTAATCAAAAGATGGCTCAGATTGATAATGCGGATGAGATCGCATCATCAGGTAATCTTAATATACTCTTTCAGGTACCATACGTATTACGTACTGAGAAGATGCGTAAGCAAGCTGAATTACGTCGTAAGGAATTAGAAAGTCAATTGTCTGGAGATAACAAGTTTGGTATTGGTATGGTCGATGGAACCGAGAAAGTAACGCAACTAAATCGTACAATCACAAATTCTATTCAAGATGAAATCAAACAATTAACAGATCAATTTTACTCTGCAATTGGATTGACTGAAAATGTTATGAATGGAACTGCTGGTGAACAGGAAATGTTGACGTACTATGCTCGCACAGTTGACCCTATCATGGATGCTATCCTTAAAGAGTTTACTCGTAAGTTTATTACGAAGACAGCTCGTTCTCAAGGACAGACTTTAATTGCTTATCGTGATCCATTCAAGCTTGTACCTGTTGAGAAGATTGCCGAGATGACAGATGTCTTCCGTCGTGATCAAGTATTAACATCTAATGAAATTCGTCCTAAGATTGGATATCCTAAGAGCAGTGATCCACTTGCTGATAAGTTGTCTAATCCAAGTATTGCAGATGCAAACCAAGATACAGCTCTACCGTCAACATCGGTTGGGGCACCAGATAACTCGGGTCAGTAACGTCCCCTGATAACATCAAAATGGTTATATAATTGATAGGAAGGAGTACTGCAACATGACAGTTACAAAAAAACCAAATTATGATTTTGCTGGTTGGGTCACCAAAAATGACTTGCTTTGTGCTGATGGCGTTGTGATTCGTCACGGGGCGTTCAACGACATTGATGGAAAAACAGTTCCACTTGTTTGGGAACATGTCCATAATGATCCTACGAACGTTTTGGGCCACATTCAGCTTAAAGAAGCAGATGGCGGTGTCTACGGTTATGGTTATTTAAACCAGACAGCTGAAGCACAGCATGCAAAAGAACTTTTAATGCATGGGGACATTAATGCAATGTCAATCGCTGCTAATCAAATTAAGCGTCAAGGAAATAATGTTACACATGGTCGCATCTTTGAAGTAAGTTTAGTTTTGGCAGGTGCAAATCCAGGTGCTTTAATTGAGGACGTTGTTGAGCATTCAGATAGCGATGGAGAAACTGCAATTATCTATCCAGGTACAAGATTGGTGACTCCTGATGACTTATTGGAGCACTCGGAAGGAGAGTCTACTGTGGACAATAATAGTAATAATAGTAATAATAGTAATAATTCAAATTCAGAACAAGATGACTCAGGCCAAACTATTCAAGAGGTATTAGATACATTATCACCATTACAAATGCAAGCCGTTGAAGCTTTAGTTGGATTGGTTGCTCAAGATTCTAGCGAATCAACAGACAATTCAGATAACAATGACACCGAAGAACAATCAGGTATAAATAATGGTGAAACTTTAGAACATTCAAACACGGAGGGTGAAAATACTATGCAACATAACATTTTTGATCAGCATGAACAAGAAGATCAGGCAGTTATTACACATAGCCAATTGAACACATTGGTACAAGGTGCTGCTAAAAATAAAGTAAGTTCATTACACGATTACTTGGTCCAAGGAATCAATGCTCAAGCTGGTGACAAATTGGAACATTCAATTACCAACATTGAGACTTTATTCCCAGATTACCATCAGATGGATGCAACACCAAAAATCTATAAAGATCAGCAGACGAACTCTGACGCAATTGTAAATGCTATTGCTAAATCACCGTTCAGTCGTGTTAAGTCACGTTACGCAGATTTGACAGCTGATGCTGCTCGTGCTAAAGGGTATATCAAAGGTAACCAGAAGTTAGAACAGATCTTCGAAGTAGCGAACCGTCAAATCGATCCACAAACCGTATACGTCAAACAAAAATTAGATCGAGATGATATTGTTGATATTACAGATTTCGATGTTGTTCAGTTTGTTAATACTGAAATGCGGATGAAGTTAATTGAAGAATTGGCTCGTGCAGTTATGGTTGGTGACGGACGTCAATCAACTGATGCAGATAAAATCCAAGAATCACATATCAAACCTATTACAACTGATGATGACCTGTACACAATCAAGAAACAGTATACTGCAATTGACACAGACTTCATCGAAACGGTTGTTAAGTCAATGGCTGAATACCAAGGTTCTGGTACTCCATCACTTTACATGAACCCATTAACTTTGGCAGAGTTACGTTTGTTGAAAGGTTCAGACGGGCACTACTTGTTTGGTCAGATTCCTAACGCTGCATCAATTGCTGCAATCTTAGGAGTACAGAATATTGTAACAACCAGTTTCTTGCCAGATGGCGCAGCTCTTTGTGTGAACTTGAGCGACTACCAATTTGGATCAACTAAAGGTGGAGAAATTACCTCATTCGATGATTTCGACATTGACTTTAACCAATACAAATACTTGATTGAAACACGTCTGTCAGGAGCTTTGACCACATTGAAATCAGCAATTTACTTCACAGTTAAAGCTACTACTGGTGGTACAACTCAAGGCTAATAAAATCAAAATGGTGATAATATGACTAGATATTCAGGACTTATCGGTTTCGCAACGAAGTCGACAGAAACGACTCCTGGTGTCTGGACTGAAGGGATTACTGAACGGAAGATGACTGGTGATATTCTTGATGCTCGTCTTTCGCAAAGTATTGCAGAATCTGTGAATCCTTCGCTGACAATTAATAATCGAGTGTCAGTGGTTGGTGATCGGTTCTCATTTGAGAACTATTCATCAATTCGATACGCAGAATATCTGGGGCAAAAGTGGGCAGTCACCTCTATTCAAGTTTTAAGGCCTCGTCTGATTCTACAGTTAGGAGGTCCTTGGAATGAGTAGACTTGATTTACATCGTCACTTGACTAACGTGTGTGATCACGTTTACTTTCAGCCAGGCACCAATGTTCAAATGGTTTATCCATGCATAGTGTACAATCTTTCCGGGGAAAGTCGTCTATTCGCTAATGATAAGGCTTATTTGAGAGCCCGTCAATACGATGTAACAATTATTGACAAAGATCCTGACTCGGCATTAACTGCCACATTGGAATCTGAGTTACCGACAATTAGTTTAGTTACGGCTATGGTTACTGAAGGACTAAATCACTTTGTTTATAGTATTTATGATTCATTATAAGGAGGATTTATACAATGGCACAATTAGTATTTGATGAAACAGCTAAACGATTCTTTGAAACCGGTGTTCGAAATGGTGTACTGTTTGTTCAAGATAGTACAGGAGCATACGGTGCTGGTGTTGCTTGGAACGGTTTGACTAAAGTAACAGAAAAACCAGATGGCGCAGAAGAACAGGCAAAGTATGCTGATGATATGAAATATCTTTCATTATTCTCAGCAGAAAATATGAAATTGACTCTTGAAGCGTACACATATCCTGATGAATTTGCGGTATGTGACGGTATGGCTGCTCCACAAACAGCACCAGGTGTATTCATTGGTCAACAGAACCGTAGACCATTTGGCTTGGTATATAAAACTGCAATTGGTAATGATGTTCAAGGTTCGGATTATGCATATATGTTGCATATTTTGTATGGTGCTAAAGCATCTCCATCGGAACGTGGATATGAAGCAATTAATGAAACACCAGATGCAATCTCATTGAGTTGGGATTTAACAACTACACCAGTTGATGTTCCGAACCTTAAACCAACGGCTTTAATTCGTATAGACTCTCGTACAGCTGATCCAACAGCATTAGCAGCCTTAATTGGTAAGTTGTATGGTACAGATGGTGCATCTGGTGCTGGTACTGATCCATCCTTACCGTTACCATCTGAGATCATTACTTTAATGAAGAAATCAGCCTAAGTAGATTAAAAATAAGAAGGAGTAATAGTTATGTACAAAAAAACTGTGGAATATGTTGATTTTAATGGTGTAAAACAAGTTGAGGATTTATATTTCAACTTCTCAACAACTCAATTTACTTTGTTTATGTCTAAATATCATGCAGTCGATGACCCAGAGAAATTCGTTCAACGTATGCTTAAGGAAAGCAATACATCTAAGATGATTTTGTTCTTTTCAGATTTTATTGCAAACGCATATGGTAAGAAGTCAGAAGATGGTCAACGCTTTGTTAAGTCAAGACAGATCTCTGAAGATTTTAAGAACTCAGCAGCATTTGAAGCTTTGTTTAGCGAATTCTTAGAAAATCCTAAACTGTCAAAAGAGTTGGCTGATGGTTCCGTATCAGGAATTTCAGCGTCAAAAAATTTGACACCGGACCAACAAGCACAGGTAGACAAGATTAAGAACATCGCATCTGCAAAAAGGGGGTAACGTCAAAATGGGTATGTTTGTCCTAGACGTATCATCAAACCAAACAGTTGCACAAGCTAATAATCCAAACGTTGGGGCTGTTATGGTCAAAGCAACACAAGGAATATGGTATGTGAATCCTAGTTGTAATGCCCAGTATTCCACAGCTAAGTCCGCTGGCAAATCATTGGGTCTTTATCATTACGCCGAAGGTGGAAGCCCCGAAGAAGAAGCAACCTACTTTATAAATAATATTAAAAACTATGTGAAAGAAGCAGTGCTTGCTTTAGATTGGGAAGAGTACAAGAATAAATCTTGGGGTAATGTAGATTGGTCTTTACGATTTGCTAAGAAAGTTCACGACTTAGTTGGTGTTTGGCCAATAGTGTATGTTCAACAATCAGCAATTAAACAAGTTGCGTCTTGTCAACCGTATTGTGGTCTGTGGATTGCGGATTATTATCGAGGACATGATAGTAAGAATGAACCTTGGAAAGTTCCACAGTTTATTTCAACTATTGCTCCTTGGAATGCCTACACTATTTGGCAATACTCTTCAACTGGTGGTTTACTTGACAAAAACTGGACTAATTTAGATGCTGATGGATGGAAGAAAATTGCTAATCCCTCAGGTCAACAAGAATCAACCAATTCAACACAACAACCTGCATCAACTCCAGTTTATTCACGTTCAGGTAAATCAATCGATCAGATTGCAAACGACGTAGTTGCTGGGGCTGTTGGTTCTGGTGATACACGTAAAAGATTATTAGGTAATTTCTATGATTCTGTTCAAGCTGTTGTGAACTATAACTTGAATAAGTCACAAGCCAATTACGCAAACGCGGTCAGCATTCTTAAGAAAGCCACAGTCAATGGAGTATTTGGTAATGGGACTGACAGAACAAGAAATTTAGGTTCCTGGTATAATGCTGTACAACAAGCTATCAACGGTTCAAGTGTACGATATTATACAGTTCACTCAGGAGATACGTTGTCCGGGATTGGTGCTCGTTTGGGTGTATCATGGACAAAGCTTGCCTCTGAAAATGGTATCAAATACCCATACAACATTTATCCAAATCAGAAACTAAAATACTAGAAAAGATATATCAAGATATTGTAACGGATTGTGATTTCGTCAATCACTTTCCGCTTATGGAGGGGAAGATTATGCTAAAGTTAGAAATACCAACACAAGAATTGTTTAATAATGAGACAGGGACATTCATTAATATTGAAGGCGGTACATTTACATTTGAACATTCATTACGAGCAATTGCTAAATGGGAAAGTGTTTATTGCAAGCCTTTTTTAGTCAAAGATGAAAAGACTAAACCTGAATTGTTAGATTATTTTTCAATGATGTGCTTGGATAAACGTTTTAACAATAATCTTCTTACCTCTGATGTACAACGGAAGTTGGCTGAATACATCTCGTTTCCAGCGACTGCGACAACATTCCGTAATGACGATAGCAGTCAAAATGAGTCCTATATCTCTAGTGAAGTTATCTATGCAACGATGGCTGATTTAGGAATTCCGTTCTATTGTGATAAGTGGAACTTTAATCGTCTCTCTGCCTTGATTAGAGTTCTTGCAATTCGACACTCACCAAAGAAGAAACGTTCACGTAGTGAGTTATATACAAGCATGCGATCCTTAAATGAGCAGCGTCGTAAACAAATGAATTCAAAGGGGTGATGACATGAAAGTTACAATTACTTCCTCAGGTGATTTTTATAAGACTAAAGCATGGTTGTTACGGGTGCAGGCTAAAGGTAAATCTACAGCCACACTCAACTCAATTGGAGAGTCTTTAGTGAGTTCGTTACGTTCTGTTACCCCAAGAAAAACTGGAGCTACTGCCTCGGGTTGGGGTTATAAGGTTCATCGAACAAGTTCTGGAATGGAAATGTACGTATATAATAATGCTCATCCTGAGACTTCAGCAAATGTTGCACTGCTCTTGGAGTACGGCCATGGAACAGGAACTGGTGGCTATGTTCCTCCACGACATTATATTTCAGGAGCAGTTAAAGGTATTCTAAATCAAGGAGTTTCTCGATTGGAGAGTGATTATAAGTGAGCAAAGATGTTGATGAAAAAATTGTTAAAATGAGTCTTGACAATTCATCATTCCTTAGTAAGATTCGTGAGACACTTTCTAGCATTACAGGATTAAACTCCAAATTGAGTAATACAAAGAATATTGATCTTGGTGGTTCAGTTCGTAGTGTTGACGGATTAAAAGGAGCAGTTAATAGTTTCTCAACTGGGCATATGTCTTCTGCTGTTGATAATGTTAAGTCTCATTTTTCAGCACTGCAAGTAGTAGCTGTTAGTGCTTTAGCAACAATTGTGTCTAAAGCAACTAGTGCTGGTCTTAATTTACTTAAGTCAATATCATTCAAACCAATGATGGAAGGCTTCGATATGTATTCGAACAAAATGAAAACCATTCAGGTTATTCAAGCGAATACAGGGGCCTCAACTAAAACTGTTAATGGTATTCTTAATAGTTTGAATGATTATGCCAATAAAACAGTATACTCGTTTGAAGATATGACAACCAATTTAGGTACATTTACTGCGGCTGGTGTTGGTCTGAAGACCGCTAAAATAGATATGATTGGTTTAAGTAACTTGGCTGCCACTTCGGGTTCTAATACCCAGCAAGCAGCTATGGCAATGTATCAGTTATCTCAGGCTATTGCGGCAGGGCATGTTGGTTTGCAGGATTGGAACTCAGTTGTTAATGCCGGAATGGGTGGTAAAAAGTTCCAACAAGCATTGATGGAAACTGGCAAGGAAATGGGAAAGAATATCAAGACATCTGATAACTTTCGTAATTCTTTACAAAAAGGTTGGTTAACCTCGGATGTTCTTAACCGAACCTTAGCTAAATTTGCTAGCGATAAATCTATGTTGAAAGCTGCTACGCAAGCCAAGACGTTTGCTGATGTTATGGATTCAGCTAGTGACGATTTAAAGTCAGGTTGGTCTCAAACTTTTACAATATTATTTGGCGGATTTAGCCAATCTGCTAAGTTATGGACCGGGCTTCAGGGCATTATTAGTAATATGGTTACTGATTCTGCAAAAGCTCGTAATGAAACGGTTAAAGGGTTTGTTGAACTTGGTGGTAAGGCGGCAATTATTGATGCATTACGGAATTCATTTAATACATTATCTAAGGTTGTATCAATAGCCAAAGAAGCTTTTCATGACGTTTTTCCACAAAAAGAATCTGTTACCTTAGCTAATATAGCTATTGGAATTGATAATCTAACTAAGAAGTTTATTCTTAATAAATCATCTACACAACAGTTGAAAGAGATATTTACTGGCTTATTTTCAGCTGTTGATATTCTCTTAACTCCAGTTCGAGCTTTAATTAGTTTCTTCTCTGGACTATTAGGTGGTTCTAATAACCTTGGTGGCGGATTACTTGGTTTATTGGCGCATGTTGGTCAAATGATTACGTCTTTCGATCAGGCTATTCATAAAGGTAAAGGTTTGCAAACTGCTTTTGACACTATTCGTAACATCGGTGCTGGAACCGGTACAGTATTATCTGATGTTGGTGGAAGTATTATAAAAGTCTTTAGTGCAGCCTTTAACGGACTGAAAAATGTTATGAGTACAGTTGAACCGTTAATATCTAAAGTATTTGGCGGGCTCAAGAAAGCACTTGGTGCAATTACAGGCAAGCAGGTTGCTGGTGCAGTCTCGTTTGGCGTTATTATCGCTTTCTTGAAAGACTTTAAGAAATTTTCAGGATCTATTACAACTTTTATTGACAAGATATTAGGTTCTGTTAATAATGTAACTGGCGCTATCAAGAATCTTAATGGCATTCGTGAAGCATTAGAGGCTTATACAAAAGAAATCCAAGCTAAAACGTTGATGGAAATTGCAGCGGCTGTTGGTATATTGGCAGTATCTATGAAATTGATTTCGACGATTCCTGCTTCTGGGATTGCTAAAGGGCTTGAGACGATTGCGGTATCTTTAGTATTACTCGTCGGGACTTTAAAAGCAGTTAGTGCCTTATCATTCTCATTCAAATCGTCATTATCTGCTGTTACATTAATTTTAACAGTATCTTCAGCGATTATGCAAATGAGTGTTGCCCTTAAAATACTGTCAACTATTAAACCTGAACGTATTGGGTCTGCATTAACCGCTTTAGCAGGTTCATTAGTTATTATGGTTGCAGCATTAGCTGTCATGGCCAAAATAAAAGGCCCAACAATTGCAACTGCAGCCTCATTAACAATCTTAGCAGATGGTTTACTTCAATTGAGTGTCGCAATGAAAGTTCTTTCAACAATTTCATGGGATGGAATACTCAAAGGATTAACCGCTTTAGGAGCTATCTTAACTGAACTAGCATTGTTTACTCTAGCTATGAATGGTCTACATCTAAGCCCTGCAACGGCTATAGCTGTTGGGATTATAACAACCTCAATTGTGGGTATGTCAGTCTCTGTTATTGCGCTATCTGCATTACCATTTGGAAGAATAACTCAAGGCCTGATTGCAATGGGAACTATTCTTGGTGAGATTGTGGTCTTTTCACATTTAATCACAAATGCTGGAAGTTTAGCTGTAGCGTCAGTTGGTATTATTGGAATTGCTGCTGCTATTGCTATTATGACCCCACCGTTGATTGCATTAGGTGTTGTACCTTTCGCTGTCTTGGCTAAAGGGCTTATTGGCATGGCTGTTGCTTTAGGTGAAGTTGTATTAGCTATGAAATTCGCAACAGGTAGCTTGGCTGGTGCTGCATCAATCACACTTGTAGCGGTTGCATTGAATTTATTAATTCCACCATTAGTCACCTTAAGTGCAATTCCTGTTAAGAATCTTGCAGCAGCATTAATTGCTTTGGCTACTGCTTTAACAATTATAGTTGCAGCGGCTATTGCTTTAAATATGGCGGTTCCAGCCTTACTAGCATTTGCTGCAGCTTTAACAGCTATATCATTAGTCTTTGGAGCAGTTGCTTTAGCAGCCACAGCTATTGGATTAGCATTTACAGCTTTTGCGTCGGCTATGGTATCACTAGCAAGTCTTACTGCTAGTCAAGTAAATAATATTGTTGCCAGTATGGAGAAATTAATTCTTGGAATTGGTCAAACGGTTCTCCGAATGGTCCCACTTGGAGTTCAAATTGTTGTAGCATTTATTACAGGTATTGCTGGTGCTATTCCACAAATTGCTTCAGCTGGATTAAGTATGATCGCTGGGCTATTAGGTGCTATTGCTGCAAATATAGGAAAAATAACAGTTTATGCTATTGAAATAGTAGTTAACTTTGCTAATGCATTAGCCTCTCAATCTGCACCTTTAATAGCCGCGGGATTAAATTTGATTCTTAGTTTAATGAACGGAATGGCTAATGGAATTCGACAAAATGGGCCTCAACTAGTCTCAGCAGCTTTAAATATTGTTGAATCTATTCTTGAAGTTATGGTAACTGGTTTAACTAAAGTATTACAAGTTTTACTTGGTTGGATTCCTGGATTTACAAGTATTACTAGTAGTTTAGGTGGTAAAGCCAAAGAAGCATTGCGTTCTGCATTCCAAGTTACAGATGTTGGGCAACAAGGAGGACAAGGTTTTGTTAATGGAGTTAACTCAAAAAGTGGAAGTGCGCATAGTGCTGGTAAGAATCTTGCAGATAATGCCCATAATGGTTCTAAGACTAGTTTAGCCGGTGAAGGTGCTATGGCTGGCGGATACTTTGCTTCTGGTTTAGGTGGTAAAGCAGGCAATGCGCACGGTGCTGGTAAATCCTTAGCAAACAATGCACATTCAGGATCAAATACTTCATTACATGGTGAAGGTAGTAGTGCAGGAACAAGTTTTGGTAATGGTTTAGGATCAGGCGCAGGCCATGCTCATAGCGCTGGGCGCAGTTTAGCAAGTTCAGGTAAAAGTGGAGCAGGTTCTCAGTCCTTACATGGAACAGGTTACAACTTTGGGATTGGATTTGGTAACGGTATTGGTGATGCAATGGGTTGGGTTATTTCTAAAGCAGCTTCTTTAGCTTCTAGTGCTGTAAAAGCAGCAAAAAAGGCTTTGGATAGTCACTCACCATCAAGGGTCATGATGAGTGTTGGTAACTTCTTTAGTCAAGGATTTGCAAATGGGATTGCAGCAAACACAACAAGTGTTGACAATGCCAAGTCACTTGCTGTTAAAACTACTCAAGCAGTAACTTCTGGTTTAGGTGGACTAAATGATGCAATTAATAATGCTTTAAATCTTTCGCCAACTATTACCCCAGTATTAGACACCTCGAATCTGAGATCAACAGACCTAAGCAGGGTTGTCAACAGCAATCTGAATGCCGCAACTTCAGCACAAACTCAAACTACCCCTATTGTCGTCAAAATGGATACAACTTCCTTAGAGGACAAGATCAGTGCTATTAAAGGATCATCGAATCAGCCTGTTCAACTGGTATTCAAACCTACAATCTATGGTAATTTGGATTACACAACTGCATACAAATGGGCTGATATATTGTCTGAAGCTCTAGAAAAGAAACGTACAAGTTCTATTCCAGGAGGTGCATTTTAATGGAAGCTGGTGAATTCATATTTAATGGTAAAAGCTCATTGGACTATGGAGTAAGGGTACAAAATAGGCCAGATCGTATCAGTGCAAAAACAGGCATGATGTCTGCGACTCCTAGTAATAGAAACGGTAGTGTCTTTTCTTCATTGGGCGTATTAGACAATGTAGAAATTGTTCTGAAGTGCTTCTATAATTCAAATGTGACTGATAAAACAATTGATGATATTTCAGATTGGCTTTATACAGATGATTATGCTAATTGTGTATTATGGTATGACCAATCTTACACTTATAAAGCGATCATAAACACATCAATAACATTTACAACCACTAGTACTATTCATGACGTTATGGAGTTCTCTATAACATTAGAAGTGTATCCACTTAAGTATTTAACTACTGGATTGAGTCCTATAACCTTATCTGGTAATACAAACTATACAAATCCAACTAAGTATGAAGCACGTCCATTTATTACTTTAACTGGAACTGGTGCAAACGTAAGTATTATAATTAATGGAAGAACCACAACAATAGAGTCAGTTACAGGAGATGTGACTATTGATTCAGAAGCTCCTAGCACTTCTCTTCCTGCTAAGTACGTTGGACTAGATTTCCCATATTTAGATCCTGGGATGAATGTTATAAGCTTTACAGCTTCTAAATGTGTACTAGTTCCAAACATTGTTAGGAGGGTGGTATAGTTGCAAACCAAAAATGTTGCAGTCTATCCAGTGGGTACTAAGGTTTTCTCAAACCAAGGCTATGGCATTCTAAGCGATGTTCAGTCTTGCACGACAACCGAATCTGCTGCTTCAAATGGCAATATCACCTATACACTTGAAATGACGTATCCTGTTGGAGGAGTATTATTTGATAAGTTAGAAACTGGAAATCTAATACGAGCACAAGTAGGTCTTTTAGATAGCGAGTACATGATCTTTGAAATCACGTCCATTATTAAAAATAATGATGGGTCTATAAACGTTTATGGGGACGCATATCCTTATAGAATATTACGAATGTCCTTTGATGATGGAGGAAAGTTTGGGACATATGCAAGTCCTCAAATAGCATTAGATTCAGCAAAATCAAAAATATCTGATTTCCCACAAGACTTTAGTTTAATCTGTAATGTTAGCGGAGAGGTTGACATGTCTGGTGTCACAGATGATACTGTATCGACAACTAGTACTAATGTAACTCAGCAGCCAAAATCATATGCTAATTTATCCGAGTTTATTGATGAACTGGTAAGCGCAATTTATGGTGAAGTAGAATTTGGAGTAAACTATATTCGTATCTACTCTGCCAGAGGTGTAAAAAGAGTTGGTGTAGTACTACGAGACGATAAGAATACAGGCTCTATCAAAATTAAAGCCGATACTTCCTCTATCGTCAATAAAATCATTCCAATGCTACCTGTTACAAGCTCTGATGGTACCTCAACTGGAGAAACTAAGGTTGGTACTATTGTAACAAGTACTGTTGCACATAATTGGATAGATTATTGGTCTGGTAAAGTAGTATCTGTTAATACTCAAGATTTGGCAAATAGTTATTTTAACAGAACTAATTGTGATAGACCTACTATGACGGCTACAGTTGACACATCTGTAATTGATGAAGATTTAACTGATATTAACTTATTTGATACCTTGGCCGTATATTCTAAGAAAATAAACTATCAGGATAACCTTCGTGTTTCTTCCAAAACTGTTGATAACTTAACAGGTAGAGTTTCTTCATTTTCATTAGGAACAGGCTCGGCATCATTAACTACAACCATTCAAACCGAAATAACAAATATCAAAAGCTCAATTAAGTACTATCAGTATGCCGTTCAATCAGCCAATGGTAAAAATACTAATTACTATGGTCAAGTGGATCCTTCTCAATTAACTATAACTCCTCAAGAAGGGGATAAGTATTACCAAGATCTAGGCAATAAAGAATATGCTATGTATATTTTTGAGAACGGTGACTGGGTTGAAATAGCAAATACCAAAGACATGAATGCCGTTACGGATAGTATTAGCAAGAAGATAGCAGAAGTTGAAACGTGGAAAGAAGCTCAAGAACAAAGGTTATCACAATATGATACAGATATTGCAGATATTAAAGCTGATTTAGACAAGCAAGAGAAAGATTTAGATGAAGCTATAGAAAATGCTACGTCTCAAGGCAAAGATATTGTTGAATTGAAAAAAGACATGGCAGGATATTCATTACTCTTAGCTGATACTTCTCGAAACGCTGCTCAAGCCGTATTTAATTCAAAATTGTTACGTGTTGCTATGGAAAATGCCCAAAAAGATATATCAAAGTTAAGTTTTACAGCAGATGAATTTCAAACCTCTTTTAAGGATGCTTTAGGTAATATTTCAAATATATCCATAACAGCTAAAAGGTTAGAAAGTACATTTGCTAATCAATACACAGAAGCTATGACAAGAATTACACAAACAGCTGATGATATTAATCTTCGATACGTCAAAAAAGGGCAAGTTGTATCTGAAATTAACATTGGGTCTGAAGATGTACGTATTTCATCAAAATATATTCATCTTGATGGGAATGCAATTATTGATGATGCTACTATTACTAGTGCAATGATTGCTAGTTTATCTGCAGACAAAATCAATACTGGTGTACTAAATGCCGCCCAAGTAAGTGTTATAAATCTTGATGCTAATAATATAACTGCTAATGCAACAAGCTTTGTCAAGTCGCAATGGGAATCTGTTTACGGAAAGTATGTCACAATTGATGGAACTGGTATGCATGTTATTGCTGGATCTCTCGATACGTGGTTTATGTCTCTAGGAGAGCACTTTTCAAACAATGGGATCAAAATTGGATATATTGGTTGGAACGGATGGGTAGGTATGCCTGATAATTACAATGGACTTACCTTTAACTTAGATGGTGGTGGCCAATATATGTCTTGGGCAGCCAGAGATAGTGGAAATTATACACAAACTCCAACAGGAAAATTAATGTGGTTTAGAAACGAATGGAGACCTACTGGTATGACTACTTCAGGTTTCTTATTTAGTGATAATGTTAAATTTGATGGTTATATTTATGGTTCTGGTGGTAGTAGCTTTATTCGTATGGTTCAACTAGCTCCTGGAGGGGTTGCAATTGTTAACTCTCAAGGTACTGGAATAGCTATTATGGATAACAACCGTGTATTATTACTGAATAAGTGGGTTTCTATCAACCTTTTGGATGTTAAATACCCTTATACTATCGACGGATCAACAGGAACTATTAAAACATGGGGCGGTATTAGTTAGGAGGACATTATGCAAAACCTTATAGCATATTATCAATACGATTCACAAACTAAAAAGTTTACAACACCTTTGTTTAAATGGGAATCAGAGGAAGCTCCCGTAAATTCAACAACTATAGCTCCGGATTCTTCTAAATGGGCTATTGCTTATTATGATGAAGAAAATAAACAATGGACATACAAAGAAGGAGAACCTTTAGAAGCTGAAGTTATGTCTATTAAAGGAGGAAACGTAGAATGATACTGAAATTTAAAAACTACGAACTTCTTCCAATGATGATATTTTTAAAAGATGCTAAATTAGTAGGCCTTGCAAGTAGAGGAAGGTCTATTTTAATCTCCAAAATAGATACAAAGTATCAAGATTATAATCACGATGTTCATGAAGTACAAAAACATTATTATCAGTCAGATGAAGAAGGAAATCTTATTACCAAAAAAGATAAAAAGACATTGATACCAAAAGAAGAAATTGATGGTAAAAAAATAAGTATTGATGAGATTAAAAGACTAGCAAATTCGGAAGTAAAAGATATTACGTCTGAAGAATGCGGAATAGACCTTTCTGAGTACACTAATCGTATGAAAGCATTATTTAAAGCATTAGAAGAGTATACTGAAACATTAGAAGGCGACGCTGCAATGATTTATGATAGTCTCTTAACTATATTTGAGGAGGTAATGACAGATGAGTAGATCTTTATATTCTCCATTAAAAACATTACTTCGTTCTACTTCAGGAATCATACAAGTTAAGCCTCAATCAGATGGTACTTCTGTTGCTTTAACTGCTTCTGCCTATCATGCAAAAATTAGAAACTCAAATGGTTATGTTCTGGATATTTTGGCCAACGTTTCGTCAGATTCACAATACGTTGAGATTCCAACAGACTCTATAAACACTTTATCACCTGGACGATACGGAATTGAACTATGGAGTACTGAAAGCTCTGGTGATGTTAAGTACCCTGACTCTGGATTTCTAGATCTGCTTATTACAACTCAAACATTAAGTATAAGTGGACAGATTTTAGTATATTTCAATGATGACCAGAATACTAGTGATAGTTTTGCTAATGTCTTAACTATTAAAGGTGACTCTGCGTATGATATCGCTGTAAGAAAAGGATATGTTGGAACTGAGGATGAGTGGCTTAATGATATTCAAGGATCCAATCTTTATACAGCTGATGTCGGAGATGGATCAACCACATCATTTGTTCTTACCCATAATTTAGGTAGTATGGATGTTACAGTTAGTGTAAGACGTAACTTTAGTCCTTTTGATGTTGTTCTTTCTGATATTTTGGTTAATGATGGGAACAATGTTACGATCAAATTTGATTCTGCTCCTTTATTCAAAGAGTTCCATGTAGTAATTATAGGACCAAAGCATAGTGTAAAGATAAACTCTGTAGTTACGGGCGCTGGTGCTGATGACTGGCATGGAAAGACTGGTATATTCTTAGGAGATAGTATTACTGAAGTAAACTATAGAGCCACAGAGGGTTATGTTGCCAAAATTAAGAGAAGAACTAATCTAAATACCATCAATCAAGGTGCTTCTGGTACTGGATTTAATGGACGTTTTAATGATGGTCGAGATTTGACAATGTACCCTGATTTTATTCTTGTATGGTTGGGGACAAACGATTGGGGTAATATTAATAGGTATCATCTTCCATTAGGTGATCCAAACGATGCTATTATGCACCCTAATTTAACAACTATTGCTGGTTCAGTATCAACATTATTATATAATCTTGTAAAATGCTGGTTTACAGTTCCTATTGGTATTATGACCCCTATTCAAAGAATTGAATCGAATAGGAATAACCAAGGTGTAGGATATGATGGAAAAGTAGGATCAGGTTTAGGTGCAGGTGGATACACTCTAGAAGACTTATCTAATGCTATTATCACTATAGCAAAAGGATATTCCATTCCAGTACTGGATTTGTATCATGAGTCGGACTTGTATGTTTATGAAGAAAGAACAAAGAATTATTTCTTCTCATACGATAGTCAAGCTGCTCATGCAGATGGATTGCACCCAAATGAAAAAGCACATGAACTACTTTCATATAAAATTCAAGGTTTCATCCGAAATAAGCTAATGCAAAATTCAGCTGTTCATCCTCCATTGGTATATAACTATGATAAGACCACTGACACTTATACACAACCAATGCTAACTCTGTCGTTATTTGGTGGACCAGGTTCTTCATTTGGATTTAACCCTACTGAATATTTTAAAACCTACTTTGATTCAACAAAATATACCATTACAAAAATTGTAATACACGGGCATGATCTAGGTACACCTGATCTTGTAGCTGCAAATTCTCCATTCTGGTTGAACGGTACTACTGTCACAGATGCACATAGACAAATGGTTGAAGATTGCAGAAAAGACTGTACTGAGCTACAATATGTAAGGAAAAATTGGTGGACTATAACTAATATTGTTAATGGATATTATAACACAGATGGTACAATTTCTTCTGCTACGTCTAATGATAGGGCATTGACCACTGTAATTCCTGTTATTCCTAATAATACAATTAGATTAAAGACCAATGCAATGGCTGGTGGGACCGTTACTACAGCTAATGTAGTATATTTAGATTCATCAGGAAATGTTGTATCAGGTACACAATCGGTAGCTAGTGTAACTGCTAATGCAGATATAGGCACTGTAGCAACAACTTGGAAGGTACCAAGCACTTCAACTATTGCAGGAATGAAAGTATCACTATCAAACGCCACAACCGGTATCATTACAGTTGAAAAAGTTGATGGTAATACCGATCCTGGTGATGCTGGAACATATTTGAATGAATGGGTAGATGTATCGTACAAGGTATTAGGAAACAATAAACCATAGATAGGAGGATTTAAATGAATTATTTAGGCCAAAAAGAAGACACTAACGATATTGCTACAAAAGGCTATGTTGATAGTAAAATACCTTCTCCAAGTGGAGACACTGCTGTAGTTGGTCCAACAGGATTCTGTTTAGATAGATCATCGGTTCCTTGGACTGTGCATTTTAGTAATGGCTGTGATCTTCAACTTCCAGACTATCAAACCACTGCAACTATCTATGGTTATGGGTATATAGTATCTGATATAAATAGAAAGACTCCTTCGTCTTATCCTATACCAGATGATATTATGAACGTCGCTAGAGGTGCTGTAACAATTGAAGCTATGAAAAGCGGGGCAGCAGCAGACTATTATTCTGATAATACTGTAGTTAATAACCCTGTGCAAGATGCTTCTAAATTTAATTTTGCAAACGCTAAGTTTGGTGGAGCAAATGCTAGAGAGAAAAATAAGATTAGAGTTCTATACCAATTAGGAATATTATCTAAAAATGATATAATCAATTTGGGAGCTACAACTGCATAGTAATAGTTATATTTTAAAGAGTAAGGAAAACAATCCCTACTCTTTTTTCCAAAAATCGTAAGAAAAACACACACTATAGTGAAGGGTAGTCTAGCTCAATTAGAGCAATATACGATTCTGTATATGTGTTATTGGTAATCAATCCAATGACTACTATTTTTTTCGCAAGAAAAACACGTACTATAATGAAAGGAGTGTGCTATAAAATGGAAACAGAAGAAAAAGTTGTCATTGGTTTAAGCTTGGTTATGAGTGGATGGTTATTAAGATCCTTCAGTGTAATGCATCAAGCTAAAACAGATCCGACTTATCAAATGTTATTGAAGCATTTAATGGAACAGTCTGTGAAATAGTAGAGGTTAAAGCTTCTACTATTTTTTTTTCGCAAGAAAAACACGTACTATAGTGAAGGACAAAAACATATAATTTAGGAGGAATTTATTATGATTAAATTTAGTAAAGTTGTTGATTATACAAAGGTTGTTGGTGGAACTACAGTTAATAAAACTATAGAACATCTTAATGACCCGTTAGCAAAAGCTGTTGCTGTAGTCAGTGGTGTTGTTACTGGAATTAAGACCGAAGGAGAAATCGGTACTAAAGTTCAGAAAGGCATCACTGAGGCAGTTGGCGGTTATATTGCTGGTGCGGTTATTGATGGTGTTGCAAATGGGATTGTTGCTGGAATTACAAAGCATATTGAAGATAAGAAAGCTGCTGAACAAATTATCGTAGATGATGACGAAAAAGTTAAAGATGCGAAAGTCGTTAATATTAATAAAGAAGATTAAAAGTCTTCTTTATTTTTTTTTCTAAAGGAGGGAAAAACTATGCGATCAGAACCTGAAGGAATCGAAAAAATACGCAGGCTTAAGGCACAACAAAAAGAGACAAAAATAAATTATGAGCCTGTTAAAGCACCTAAAATAAAGAAACCTGTCAAATTTCGACGTCGTAAGATATCTAGTGAAATGTGGATGGACACTGTTAACCGAGATGCAGAAGATAGTATTGATCGTAATATTATGGACCTGCTCGATACAAAGCCCGTCAATGAAATCACATATACAGACTTAAAAGAAGTATATCGTCCTGTGGCTAGAGAGTATGGTGGAAAAGCTATTGAAGTTGATAAGATGAAAAGTTTCTTACGTCAGATGGCTATAGCCCAGGCTATTGATGAGGTTAATGGCCAATTAGAAGTAATGTTTTTATGGATAGATGAAATTTCTGCATATCGTAAAATGAAAGGATGATTTACTATGAAAAAATATTTTATTGGAGCAGTTGTTGGGATTCTTACTTTGATCTTAGTAGGAGTTATTGGTACTCATATGTCATATAAAACAGTGCCCGATTTACATGATGATTTAGTTACTCAACCTGAAAAAATTCCGAGTGAAACTTTTGAAGCTCGAGTTCAAGGAGTTAAAAAGAGTGATGTTTATGGCTGGGGGATTAGTGTTGGAGATGATATTGTAATTACTAATTTTAGTCGTTTAGGATTGCATAAAGGTGATAAAATTACTTTTGTGGTTAGTGGATATTCTAAGTTTATGGACATGTATTTTATTAATGCTAAAATTTATACTAAATAGGAGCAATACGTATGAAAAAGAAGATTAAAAATGCTATTAGACTATCAGAGGCTGTTAAACCAAATTTAGATCCAACATTGCAACAAACCTTGAATATTGCATGCATCAAATATCATGTGCACGGTGATGACATAAATCAGCCATTGACTCGTACCTTATTTTTGGAAGTTAGTTATAAAGCGATCGAAATAGGGATGCCATTCTTGAAACGAGATTTTATATTGTTACTTAAATCAAAGTTTAATTATGAAGACTGGAAACTGCAAACAATCATGAATTGGATTTAACGTAAGAAAAACACGTACTATAGTGAAAGGTGGAGATCTAAATGAAAAAGGATGTTATTAAGAATCATATTTCAGAGTTAAAGATTAAATTTGTGAAAGCTGAGGCTGATGAACAAAGAGAGATTATGGACGAATTGAATAACTGTTATGAAATGTTAAAGAAAGAATCAGAAATTGCTGAGCATGAAGACAGAATTCATAAGGACACAATTGTTCAAAGTTTGACAGGATTAGCAAGCATATTATTGGTACTTAACTATGAGAAGAAGGATATTTTAACAAGTAAAGCATTTGGGATTGCACAAAAAATGATTGGACGTTAACGCGTCCTTTCTTTTTTCTAAAGGAGGAAACTATTATGTGGATTTTATTACAATTAACTGTTGTTGCTGCTGTTATTTTAAGATTGTTTACTTGGGTACTTAGATTTATGTGGTACTGCCTTATTTGGTTGATTACATTACCACTTCGTCCGTTTAAGTTTATATTTAGGAGATGAGTAAAATGGATAAGATTGATCCTTGGGATCCACCAATTGTAGAAAGTGCTATTGAAGGATATTTGCCAAAAGTTGAACGTAAAAAATGGAATACGCTTTCTTTAATGGAGCAGTTTTATCGAACTGTTAATGAGTACATGCTATTAGAGATGGACGATGACGTGAACGTTGAATGCTTAGTTTCCGAGTCAATCTGTTATTGGTGGTATAGTCCAACCCGTGAATTTTTCACGCCTAAATATCCTTTTAAAGACGTACAACATCCTATGCTAGGAACAAGTGATTGGATTTATATGGGAGTAACTGACCGTGGAACTATGATAATAGATGGTACAGAGGCAGGTGATGTATATTGACTAAAGTAACAATAGACCTTTCTAAGCTACATGAAGCACTCGATGTAACTGAGGAAGTTGTACAGCATATTCGAAAAACTAGCCAAGATCCAGTTGTTATAGATGATTTACAAACTCGTTGTTATTGGTGGTTCCATTTATTAGACGAACAAGTAAACAAGTTTGAAGTGGCTTATACTAGTGATCGTTTTGGTCGAGATTTAGATGGCCGAGGCTGGATACCGATGTTCATTAGTGATCCAAAATCGTAAAAAAAACACACACTATAGTGAAGGATAAACTTCATACAAAAATTTTAGGAGGAATTTATTATGATTAAAAAAGATGTAAATGAGGAAGCAAAAATGAAGCCGGAAGACAGAGGAAATGTTCCTGATGAGAAAGTTGTTAAAGGATACAAAAAGAACTTTAAGAAAATTCTTATCGGAGCAGGTGTTACAGTCGGGGTTGCTGTTGTTGCAGGTGCATTGATTAAATATAAATCTAGTAAAGTCGGAACAGATTTAAAAGTAAGTTTACCAGAAAAAACGGGTGAGGCGATTGATGTTGTTTCCGATGCAGTTGAAAAAGCTGTTGAGGATTAAGACATTGAGGGCACTTGCCCTCTTTTTTGCAAAGAGGTGATGATAGATGTTAGCAAAAATAGATGAGTACGATTACAAGTTAATTGATAGTTTTTGGCCAGAAGAACTTGTAGTGTATATTCGAGTTAAGTCAAAGAGTGATCCAACAATTGCTGATTTATCAACTGAAATCAACCAGGCTGATAACCATATATTTGTTGAAGGGTACTATTTATATCTGAAAGATTTTTGTGTTATTAATATCAATGGAATTGTTAAAATTAAATTAACTTTAGTTCCAGACAAAAAGAAGGAGTGCAGTGTAGATGACTGATTACAATCAAGTAAAACCAAACGTGAAGAAAGCCCCTAAAGTTGAGGCTATTAAGATGGATGAGCCAAAGAAATTGAAAAAAGTTGCTTCAGCAACAACACGTAAGAAAGGTGTTATGGAACGTCTTGTAACGAACATGATTGGACCAGACGGAGTTCCAGGAATTGGTAAGTATATTTCAAAAGAAATTATTGGGCCAGCATTGAAAGATTTAGCAGTTAATTCATTAACTTCTGCAATAAATATGATGTTCTATGGATCGCAACAGGGGCATCGTGGAGGTTATCAGGGCTACAATGGTCCAACTACAAACTATCGTCCACAAACTAACTATCAGCGCTCATATAGCCAATATGGGCCTTCTATGCCTAATACAGCACCGAATAACACACCAAGACACGATTTCAACTCAGAGGACTATGTGATGAACTCTCGAAATGAAGCTTTAGATGTTTTAACTCAATTACAGGATCAAGTTCAACAATATGGCCTGGCATCGTTAGCAGACTTCTATGACTTGATTGGTGTTGATACAACCTATGCAGATAATAATTATGGTTGGAAAGATTTGAGAATGGCAAAGCAGATTGTTGTACGAGGAGGCTATGCATTAAGATTACCACGATTAGAGGTGCTGTAAAATGTTCTCATTATTTTTACTTGCATCTTTATTCATTGGTTCATATTACATCTTGAGCATGTTGGCTGATAGTGCAACCTGTTGTGGATGTATTGTAATGTTCGGATTTGTTGCGTTATTTTGGATTATTTTATTTACATTGATATTCTAAAGGAGGAATTACACATGATTGAGTACAGAGTGTTTCGTAAGGCAGCTGAATTAATTATTAGTAAGCAATACGTGGAAACTAGTAATCCTAGTCCAGATATGTCACAATTGAAAGAGATTCTTTATCATCAACAAAATAGTTCAATTTGTACACAGGAAGGTTCAATGATGGGTGTTTATCAAATGCCAGATGCCCGGTTTGAGAATAAGCCAGTTAGATTCCAATTAACATATTTAGAAAAGAACAATACGTTTTATTTCAAAGTGTTATCAGTTGAAAAAGACACATTTTTTAATTTATCAGTAAACTCGTTTAAAGAACGTAACATAAATGGTGACAAACAAACTGAAACAGCTCATGATGTTATTCGATTAATGGAAGGAGTTTCAAATAATGAAAAATAAACGTCCTGAATTTATTGATGATATTGAAAAAATATCAGAAGCAAAAATTATTGCATGGATTAGTGACAAGAGTCGTAATGAGAGTTTTGAACAATCTTCACATTATAAAATGGATCATACAGTTACCGAATTAGATTCTAGAAGTAATATAGCTACTTTGGATTGGATAGTAGTGTTTGCTAATGGAACACAGATGAGATTTCATGTAATATTTGATATCACTCATTCAATATTGCATATAATTCCATACAAACAGTATCCAGAATTTAATGCAGATGTTAATTGGGAAACACGAAAGGATGATAAATAATGGTAGATAAAGACATGGCTTGTGCACCAGATAAAGGCACTATTATTCGTTTAAATGAAGAGAAAGTTCTTCGTAAAATGGGTTATGAATGGAGTAATGACTATCAAGTTTGGGGATCTCAGATTGATTATGCTTTACCAGTTTTAGAAAACAGACAGGCTCATGAACTTGTAAAATGCTTTAACAAATACATTAAAGGAGAAGATAAATAATGAAAAATACAATTTTAGTTAAGGTGCAACGTAGTTTTAGTAAGGTTCGTCATACAACAGTTAAGTATTCACCAGAAATTTTGACAGGTGTTGGAATTGTTGGGTTAGGTGCTACAGCATATTTTGCATACAAGTCAGCTAAGAAAGTTGAAATTATTACAGATGATTTAGAGAACCGTCGGAAGATTGAAGAAGAGATTGAAGCTCTTAAAGATCAAATTGCGCAAGCGGCACGAGATGGTCAAGACGAAAAAGAAGTTGAATTAAAAGAACAATTAAGTGTTATGAGTAAAGGATTCGAACCAGTAAGCCGTCCAGAAGTTGTTCGTGATTTGGCTGGTGCTGTTGCTAAGCCAGTCTTGACAGGTGGTTTAAGTATTTGTGCAATTGCTTTGAGTTACTATATTCAGCATCATCGTATCATGGCTTTGGCAGGTGCCTTCGCAAGTGCAACCTTAGAACGTGAAGTCTTTGAGAAACGATTCAAAGAGAAGTATGGTGAAAAACAATGGGAAGAATTTAGTGAACCAACTGAAGAAGAGCAGGTAGTTGATAAAAAAGGTAAAGAAAAGACAATTAAAGTTAAATCAAAGAAAGACCCAAGTGGCTTGTATGGACGCTGGTTTGATGAAAGTAGTGAATATACAGCCGATGATTTGACATATTGTGCAGCCTTCATTGATGCTCAAAGTACTGCAATGGAAGATAAGATGTTTCGTAACGGCTACATTGTATTAAATGATGTACTAGATAAATTAGGTTTTGAACGGACTCGAATGGGTGCTTTTGTTGGTTGGGATGCATCTCAGAATTTTGAAATCAAACGTCGCACAACTACAGTAACTAATCCTGTAACTGGTGAAATTGAAACACAGATTTTCGTTCATTGGCCAAAACCGAAGTATGTATTTGACGAAATTGATTATGATGGGAGATATTCTGAATGACATTTGATTGGTTTAGAGACTTATTAAAAACACAAAAAGAACTAGACGAAAATAGAAAGGCCTATGAAAAAGGTTATAAGATTGGATATTATCATCAATATGGCGATATGTTGGACTATGATTTTAATTATATCTCATCTAGAAATTACTATGCTAAAGGCATTGCTGCAGGTTTGGAGGCATCTAAAAATGAGTGAAGAGATGGACGTTAAAGAAAAAACTATTACAAAGCTTGATGCATTAAAACAAATTAAACTAGATTGCTTCAAAGGAGTCCTGGAGCAAATGCTCCGGACCTATAAAGAAAAAGATCACGATTATGGTAGTTCTTTTGATAAGACATTAGATGAGTTTGGTTTAGTGGCTGCTGTTGTTCGGTTAGAGGATAAGGTTAACCGTCTTGCGGCTCTTATCAAGTCTGACAATCAACTTGTGAAAGATGAAAGCATTCGTGATACATTACAGGACTTAGCAAACTATGCGGTGTTAACATTAGTGTATACTGATGAAGCAACTCATAGTGAGGGATATTTGCAAGATATTCAAAACAAAATGCAGAAGTCAATGGATAATCAAAATATTATCAAATCAGATATGAGATTTATTGACTCTCTTGAGTATGATTTATATTATAAGTTAAGACTTGATAGCAAAGAAATCGAGTATATCCATCATCAGTTTGACGAGTATCGTAGTAAATGGGAAAGGCACGAAATTAAGCTAAATGATATTAAAGAAGAATACAACAATATTGTAGAATCAAAAAAATCAAAAATTACTAAGCCAAGATCTATAGCTGATGAAATGATTGATGAGATGGCTAAACTAACCAAAGAAAATTGGTTAGAAGCAAGACTCGCTCTAGAAAACAAGAAGCATAAAAAACCTGAACAAACTAAACTTGATTTGAAATAATTAAGGAGGTAAGAAGGATGAGTAAAAAACAACTTATAATTGGGGTGGTGGCTGCACTTGGTGCAACTGCTACCGCTTTTTCGCTATGGAAACTGTATAAAACAGAACGTGATATGTATGAAAGACAACGTGCACAAGATCGTCAAGATACAGAAGACATGATTAAAGAAGAAATTGCTCAAGCATTTAATGCCTACGATGAAACCCATAAAGATGAAAATGAGGAACCAGATTTTATTCAAGATCCTGATGAATTATTACAAAACGAACCGGATCTAAAAGAACGTTCGAAGACAGAGGTGAATATATTGCGATTCGATAAGAATAGTTATGAGGCAATGGGCCAGTATAAACAATTTAGATTGGCTAATTTCAATCGAAATGGGCAATTGCATAAATTAATGATGCGGTTGTTTGATATTGATTTAGTTTTAAATGGTGATTCAGATCATAGTGATGATTTGCCAGATAAAATTGATGAAGCACGAATTAATTTCTTTGGAGTTGAAAGTAAATTTATTGGGCAACGTTCAGTAGCAGAATTGATTCTATATTTTGCAGAACGAGCTACTTTCGACTTCAATAAAGGACCAGATTATTGGGCTAGCTTGTGGCTACGTCACTACTTTAATCTAAATTCTGAATTGATTTCACAAGGTGGATTGGAATCATTTGCGGCAGACTTAGGACACATGAAGTTATATAATACTGGAAAGGTTGAAGATCTTTATGGGTTATTCTCGTTACGTGACCGTGACATTAAAGATGATTCTGGTGACATCATGCAGGAGTTTTGGGAATGGGAAACCTATTATATGAATGAGGTCTTGGACGAACCTTTAGAAGATACTGAAGACGATGAAGAGGATTTTGGACCCGATGATTAGCCAGAAAAAAGGTAACAGAAAAGGTAACATTTGGCCTATTTTAGGGTGAAATTGAGATATTTTGACAATGCCGAGTTCTCGAAAAAAGGTAACATGTTACCTTTTTGTTACCTTTTTCAAATTTTTGGTAACACTTTTTAGAGGCTCAAAACGTTGATTTAACGGTATTTTTGTTAAGAAAGCGTTAAATTGTTACCTTTTTTCATTAAAATTGACATTGTTAGTAGAAAATGTAAATTTAGTATTTTTTAAATACAATATAGAAAAATGAAAAAAAAGGTAACACAATTGGAAAAGGAGGGAGAATCGTGCTAGATTTCGTGCACGTCACTGCAACCTCAGATCGACGTCTTAAATCTACTGAGCAATACACAATTACTCCGTCATTCGATTATGTAGGTGTTCACGACATCATTGTTAAAGGTGGATCCGTTTATGCATATTGGACAGACAAAGGTTGGTCTAATGATGTCACTCAACTATATTTGCTGATTGATCAAAAGATTCTGCAAGAGTGTAAAGACTTTAAAAGTAAACATGTTGATGCAATCGTTAATCCATTGTTGATACGTTATGACAATTCGAACGTTATGAATCGTTTTGTTAAATACTTGAAGCAGTCTCCAAGTAGTGACATCATATTTAACCGGACCATTAAATTTAAAGACGATCCGATTTCTCGAGAAGATTATTCATTCTATCAACTTAACTACAATCCGGTCGACGGGCCGACAAATAGTTTTGATGAATTAATTGGATATTTGTATGCACCAGAAGAGATTGATAAAATCATGTGGTTTATGGGTGCAGCATTAACAAATTCAATGCCAAGTATCCAAAAGTTTTTATACTTGTATGGTGCTAAAGGAACTGGTAAAGGAACCGTCATTGATATTTTCCGGAAAATATTTTTAGACTATTGTTCTGACATCAGTTTAAATCAGTTAACAAATGGTGATGCTTTTGCTACGTCACGAGTGCAAGAGTTACCAGTGATGATTGATTCTGATAGTGATATTTCAAAGATTAAAGATGACACTAATCTATTAAAGTTAACTGCGCATGAAGAACTGCAGGTTAATAAAAAGTTTAAAGAACCATATTTTACACGATTTGATGGATTATTAATTACAGCTTCTAACAAACGTTATAAGTCTCGTGATATTGATGCCGGAATTAATCGTCGTGTTGTAACCGCAGAACCAACTGGTAACATTATGCCTGCAAAGAAGTATAAACGGCTAATGGCTGGCATTAATAATGAGATACCATCAATTGCCTATAAAGCTATGAAATACTTTGAGAGTCAAGGTAGTGCAAAGTATGATGACTATGTTGATACAGACATGATGGAAGCAACTGATTTGATATATTCATTTGTTCGAGATAAGTATAAAGAGTTTGGTGATCCAACATCATTGAAGATTGTTTCAGAATTGTATAAAGAGTATTTACAAGATTTCGGTTTAGATACTAATGGATTCAAAAGAAGAATTAAACTAGAAATGCAACGATATTTCAAACACTATGCTGCAAGTAGTCGTATTGATGGGGTTTTAATCAAAAATGTATATAGTGGGTTCAAGATTCGAGAAGTATTTCCTGAAGGTGAACCGAAAGAAGAAGGACCAGTTATTGAACTAAAAGAACAACCAAGCAAATTTGATGAGTATGGTAAGGATTATCCAGCGCAATATGCAAACAAGGATGGCTATCCAAAAGTTAAGTGGGATATTTGTAAAACTGTGTTGAATGATTTAGATACAACAGAATTACATTATGTCAATATTCCAGCAGACCATATTGTGATTGACTTTGATTGCAAGAATGTTGATGGCGATAAATGGCTTGAGAAAAATTTAGAAGAGGCTGGTAAATTCCCACCAACTTATACTGAGACTTCAAAGAGTGGTAAAGGAATCCATCTACATTATATTTATGATGGTGATGTCAGTAAGCTTGCTAGATTATTTGAAAAGAATATTGAAATTAAAGTATTTACAGGTAAACAATCACTTCGTCGAAAGTTAACAATATGCAATGATTTAGAAATTACACATATTTCAGAAGGACAGTTGCCGTTAAAGAAGGAGGAACCAAATGTGTATGACAATGTAAAAGACATGGTTTGGACCGAAAAGAAAATGCGGACATCTGTTAAAAAGAATCTGCGTAAAGAGTACCATAATGCAACCAAACCAAGTATGGACTTTATTGAACAGATATTTAAAGATGCTCGTGCTCAAGGTGTAGATTATGATTTAAGTGATATGAGAGGTGATATTATGGCATTTGCAGCAAAGTCTACACACAATGCAGCGTATTGTTTGCGACTTGCTAACCGTATCAACTACTCATCAATCAAAGGTCCAGAAGAAGTTAAAAAGTTTCAGCAAGAAACAAAAATTGTTCCGGATGATAAGTTGGTGTTCTTTGATTTAGAAGTTTATCCAAATTTATTGTTAATAAGGTGGAAGAAGTATGGCAGTGAAAAAATGGCTAAATGGTTTAATCCCACGGCTGCTCAAGTGGAGTGGTTGGTTTCTCAACCTCTTGTGGGCTTTAATAATCGTCGTTATGATAATCATATTTTGTATGGTCGACTTGTTGGTGAGTCCAATCTTACTTTGTTTAGAAGAAGTCAGAACATTATTAACCGGAATGGAGGCTATTCTTCTGGAGCATATGAAATAAGTTATACAGATATTTATGACTATTCAAATACTAAGCAAAGTTTGAAAAAATGGGAAGTTCAATTGAACATGTTGCATGATGAAGCTGAGTTTCCATGGGATAAACCACTTGATGAATCAAATTGGGATCGTGTCGCTGAATATTGTGGGCATGATGTTTTAGCAACCGAAGCGACTTTTAAAGCAACTAAGGCAGATTATCAAGCACGATTAGTCTTGGCTAAATTAAGTGGTTTATCTGTTAATGCAACAACACAACAGCATGCTGCTCGATATTTGTTTGGTGATGATCCAAGACCTCAAGACAAGTTTGTGTACACAGATTTATCTAAAGATTTTCCAGGATACACATATTCTTATGGTAAATCGGAGTATCGTGGTGAAAATCCTAGCGAAGGTGGCTATGTATATTCTGAACCAGGTATCTATAAGAATGTTGCAGAAATCGATATTTCTAGTATGCATCCAACTTCAGCAATCGAGTTAAATTACTTTGGACCATATACTCAACGTTATGCAGAACTTAAAGATGCTAAGAATTATTTAAAGCATAAAGAATTAGATAAAGCATCTAAAGTATTGAATGGTAGTTTGAAACCGTTTTTAGGTGGAGACACAGATATTTCAGATTTGACGCATGCTATTAAAATTGTTATTAACATTGTGTATGGTATGAGTTCAGCGAAATTTGATAATCCATTCCGTAATCCTAAGAATGTAGATAACATAATTGCTAAGCGTGGTGCTTTATTCATGATTAACTTAAAGCATGTAGTTCAAGATGCTGGGTATACTGTAGTTCACATTAAAACTGATTCAATTAAAATTTCTAATGTTGATGACAAGATAATTAAAACTGTTATTGACTATGGTAAAAAGTATGGTTATGACTTTGAAGTTGAACATGTCTTTGATAAATTTGCTTTAGTTAATAAAGCTGTAAATATTGGTCATGTTGAAGATAATAAAGCTTGGGGTAAAGAAGCAAATACTTGGGAAGCCATTGGTGCTGAATTTGCAGAACCATATGTGTTCAAAGCATTATTTAGTCAAGAAGAAATTAGAGAAAAAGATTTTGCACAAACTAAACAAGTTAAGTCAACCATATATTTGGATGATGAATTTGTTGGTAAGATTGCTAATGTCTATGCAAGTCATACTGGATACACAATGACTCGTGATAATGGTGATGGTAAACGTGCCGCTGTAACAGGAACTAAAGGATATTTGTGGAAGTTGTTTAAAGACTATGGTGGTAAAGAAGATATTGATATGGAATATTATGAAAGTCTGGTTGAAAATGCAGTTAAAGACTTGGCAAAGGTCGAGACTAAAGAATGCAGTGCTTGGGAATTTCTATATCCTGTGTCAAAGGAATATTTAGACATTATTCAGCCATTTTAGTTTTGTAACATTTTTGTAACATTTCGTAAAAAAAACACGTACTAATATGAGGGGTAACTGATTTGCAATAAATCAATTACTTTTATTTTTTAAAGGAGGAGTTACACATGGAAGAGAAATTACAGTTAGGTTTTGAGAATGCACAGATTGGATTCCGTAATTTTACAGGTGCTGAAGGCCCTTACAACAAAGAAGGAGATCGTTCCTTTGTTATTTTTATGGATGAAGCTCGGGCTAAAGAACTTGAAGAGCAAGGATGGAATATTAAATGGCCAAAAGATCAAACTGATGAGGAAGATACACGTCAACCATATTTGCCAGTCTCTGTTGGCTATAGATTCTTTCCACCAAAAGTAGTATTGATCGCTGATGATAATAAAACTATGCTTGGTCAAGAAGAAGTTGGTATGCTAGATTGGGCTGAAATTAAGAATGCAGATATTGTTGTTCGTCCATATAATTGGACGGTTAATGGTAGCTCAGGAATTAAAGCATATTTGAAAGCAGCATATATTACAATCGTAACCGACCAGTTTGCATCTAAGTATGGTATGTAAAATTAAACTATATCCTTGGCAAGAGTCTGCACTTGAACGTTTACGTCCAGGTAGTATACTTTGTGGTGGTGTCGGTAGTGGCAAGACTTATACAAGCCTTGCTTTTTATTTAAAGTATTATTCAGATAAACAGTTAATTGTTATTACTACTGCAAAAAAACGTGATACTAATGATTGGCAAGAGTCCGCTCACAATTTGAAGATAGATCATATTCAAGTTAACTCATGGAACATGCTTAAAGCATACACAGATGTTAAAAATTCATTCTTCATATTTGATGAACAACGAGTGGTCGGGTATGGTACTTGGGCTAAGTCATTCATTAAAATTGCTAAGGCCAATCCTTGGATATTATTGTCTGCAACTCCTGGTGATACTTGGTCAGATTATATTCCTGTGTTTATTGCAAATGGCTTTTATCGTAATAAAACAGATTTCGTTAATCAGCACGTCGAATTTGATAGATTTGCTAAGTATCCTAAGATTAAAGCATATCACAATGAGAGTAAGTTAGTACATTACAGAAGATTTGTATTAGTTCGTATGCCACATCGTAGCAAGAACTTAAGAGTTAAAAAGAAGGAGATAACAGACTATGACAAACACTTATGGAGAATATTACAGACTCGAATAAATCCTTATTCGGGAGAACCAATTCAAACGCCTAGTGAGTTTACACAAACTTCTCGTAGAATTGTATCTTCATCAGAAGATCGTATTGTTAAGTTTAGTGCATTAATTGCTAAGAATCCGCGTACAATCATATTTTACAACTATAACTATGAACTAAGTATTATCTTAAACTGTTTAGCTAATTCAGGGATTCCATATGCACAATGGAATGGCCAAGTGCACGAAACTATACCAGATTCTAATACTTGGGCTTATGTTGTTCAATACACTGCTGGTGCAGAAGGTTGGGAATGTATGACAACTGATTGCATAGTATTTTACTCTTTAAACTATAGCTATAAGATAATGGAACAAGCAGAAGGTCGTATTGATCGTTTAACAACACAGAATCATATTCTTAGATATTATTATTTCGTTTCACGTTCACCAATTGATTCAGCAGTACAAAAATCTATTGATAGAAAAAAGCGATTTAATGAATCATCGTGGGCAAAGGATGTGGGATATTGTTAGAAAAAGACTTTCAAGCAAAGTTAATTAAAGATATTAAACAAAGATTTGTAGGTTGTATTGTTCTTAAGAATGATCCAAACTATATTCAAGGTATTCCAGACTTAGTAGTATTTTATCAAGATAAGTATGCTATACTAGAAGTAAAGAACACAGCAAATGCTAGACATCGACCAAACCAAGACTACTATATTTCAAAGTTTAGTCAATATACATTTGCAACTTTTGTGTTTCCAGAAAACAAGGAGGATGTTTTAGATGGAATGGCACAATCATTCGGATTTAATTAATAAGCATGCATTTTTAGGTGCAAGTCAACATGCTTGGTTAAACTATGATACAAATAGACTCAAGCAATCATATTTTAACAATTTAAAGAAACAAGAAGGCACTGAATTACATGCATTAGCATCAGATTGCATTAAGCATAGAATTAAAGTAGCACATTTTAAAAAAGCTTTTTACTTATTTGTGAATGATGCTATTGGCTTTAACATGCGGTCTGAACAATTGTTGTATTACAGTCCATTCATATTTGGAACAGCAGATGCAATTCTATATGATAATGGAGTTTTAAGAATTCATGACTTAAAGACAGGTGCTATACCTGTAAACAAGTTCAGTCAATTAGATATTTATTCAGCATTGTTCTGTTTAGAGTATGATGTTGATCCTTACAAAACTACATTCGTAGAAAGACTATATCAATTCAATACTTTTAATGAATTCTTGCCAAGTCAAGATGATATTTCAGGTATTATGCATAAGATTAAAGAATTCAATAAAGTACTATCAGAAATGGAGTGATTGATATGGTCGTTCAAGATGACACATTACTACATTATGGAACAAAAAGGCATTCTGGTCGATATCCTTGGGGCTCAGGTCAAAGCGCTTATGAACATGATCCGTTCTTAAGTAGAGTTTACATGCTTCGTGAACAAGGGCTTGGTGAAAAAGATATTGCTGAAAAGTTAGGTATGAATACATCAAAGCTTCGTTCAACAATTGCATTATCTAATGAAAAGCAAAAGCAAGAAATTGCAAAACAAGCCAAAGCTTTACGAGACCAAGGTATGAGTCATGTTGAAATTGGCAAGCAACTTGGAGTTTCAGAAGGTTCTGTTCGTAATTATTTAACAAATAAACAAGGAACTCGTAGAAATCAAATAGAAAATACTGTGAACACTTTGAAAGAAGCTATTAATGAACATCCATATTTAGATGTTGGTACAGGTGTTGACTTACAAATGGGTATTTCTAGACAAAAGTTAAAAGCTGCAATTGCTCAATTACAAACAGAAGGTTATTATCAGCATGAAATCTATATTCCACAAGTTGGTAATGCAGGTAAATGGACAACAGTTCGTGTATTAACTAAAGAACCAAACATTGAGAATGTTAAAGCTCATAAGTATGAAGTTCAGCCACCTAGTAAATGGACAGAAGATGGAGGATTAACATTTAATAGTCTAAGACCAATTCAATTACTAGACAAATCAAGAGTTGGTATAAACTATGGTGATAAAGGTGGCGAAGATCGTGATGGACTTATTCAAGTTCGTCGTGGTGTTAAAGATTTAGACTTAGGTGCAAACCATTATGCTCAAGTTCGTATTGGTGTTGAAGGCGGTAGTTATTTAAAAGGTATGGCAATGTATTCTGATAATATGCCTGCTGGTAAAGATGTTGTATTTAACACTAACAAGCATTCAGGCACACCTATGGAAAAAGTATTAAAGCCTTTAAAAGGTCCTGCTAATGACCCAAATATGGCTTTTGGAGCTACTATAACGCATCAAAAAGGTGCATTTAACATTGTTAACTCTGAAGGTGATTGGGCTAATTGGAATGGTTCTAAATTTCCATCACAGTTCCTGTCTAAGCAACCGATATCTTTGGTTAAAGACAGATTAAAGAGTACCTATGATAGTCTTAACTCTGAATACAAAGAGATTCATAATTTAACTAATCCAATAGTTAAGAAGCATTTGTTAGAAGAGTATGCAAATGATTTAGATTCTAAAACTAGACATTTGAAAGTTCAAGGATTACCAAGAACTAAGGCTCATGTTTTGTTACCATTTCCTGATATGAAGCCAAATGAAGTGTATGCTCCTAACTACAAAGATGGTGAGAATGTAGTATTGATTCGGTATCCACATGGTGGAACATTTGAAATACCAGAACTTAAAGTTAACAATCGTACAGCTAGTGCTAAGAAAGCTTTAGGTAATGTACCAGATGCTATTGGTATTCATCCATCAGTGGCACATAAGTTATCAGGTGCTGACTTTGATGGTGATGCAGTCTATGTTATTCCAAACAATAACAAGCGCATTAAAGCTACATCAAGTCTTAAAGACTTAAAGAACTTTGATCCAAACTCATATTCTGTCAATCATAAAACTATTAGTTCAAGGCAAAAGCAAACAATGATGGGTGAAGTAAGTAATCTTATTACAGACATGACTATTAAAGGTGCTAGTGTTAATGAACTAACTCGTGCTGTTCGTCATTCAATGGTTGTTATTGATAGTGAGAAACATCAATTAGATTGGAAGCAGTCTGCAATAGATAATGGTATCGCTGCATTGAGGAAGAAATATCAAGCAAGACAATCAATTAAGTATGATCCAGAAACAAAGACCATAACTAAAGGTCGTACATTAGTTGGTGCATCTACACTTATATCTCGATCCAAGTCTCAGATAGAAACTAGTTCTACCAAAGTAAAGATTACAGATCCTGAAACAGGTAAAACTCGTACAGTCAAACGTGATATTTCAAAGACACCTTTAATGGATTTAGTTAGTGATGCACATACATTATCTTCAGGTACAGCAGTTGAGAATGCGTATGCAGACTATATTAATAAGCTTAAAGCTATATCTAACCAGGCTAAAAAGGAATCATATTCTATCAAACCTATTACCCGGGATAAAGAAATGGCAAAGTTATATTCTGATCAAGTAAAGTCACTGGGTACAAAATTGACCCTATCCTTATCCAATGCACCCCGTGAACGTAGAGCCCAGGTACTAGCCAACAAGCTATATTCTGAACAAGTAAAACCTGATATGAACAATGATCAAAAGAAGAAGTTGAAGGCACGTTCATTAGCAACTGCTAGAACAACTGCTCATGCACAACGTACTAATGTAGACATTACACCAATTGAGTGGGAAGCAATACAGAACCATGCTATTAGTAATACAATGTTAGAACAGATACTATTGCACACTGATAGTGATGCTGTTAAGAAGCTAGCCACACCAAAGCCTGAGACTAAGTTAACCAGCAGTAAGATAGATAAGGCTAAGACATTGCTAAGTAATGGATACACCTATGCACAAGTTGCTAACAGTCTAGGCATTAGCACTACTACATTATACAGTGCTGTCAAAGGAGGTGCATGACCTATGCTAACAACAGTTGACAATCCTTACGATCCTAATCAAGACTATGACAAGTGGATGAATTGGGATCATGACCATGAGTACTACACTGCTGAGTACTTGGCAAGGCTAGCACAAGTGCCTGATGATGCTGATGATGCAACAGTTGATGCAATTATTGATCAAGCACAACAAGAAATTATGAATGCTGACACTTTAGGAATTTACAAAATTGTATGAAGCAACATTATAAAAATTTAAACTTTCCTTTTCGAAAAAATTTTTGAAAGGGGGAGGGTCGGGCACTCGCTCTAGCCCTCTGCATCGCCCAGTCTCTCAAAAAATGCTCCGGTGAATTTTTCCGGTTTTTGTTTGACCATCTTTGACCATTGAAGCTTTATTGGTTTGAAAAGGGTCCTTTAAGCACTTTTCTTGACATCCTTCTTGAGGTGCAACAATAGTTTCAGTGTTGAGAAAGCAATAAATCATTTTCCCACTCCTTTAGAAAATAACTGAAAAGTATTTACCCAATTATACGAACCGTTTATGACATACTCAGTACTTGAAACTATTGCTAAAGGGCCTTTCTCACACCAATAAATGCATTCAATCTAGGTTAATAGGTGGTGGCATCGTGCAAAAAATAGCACAAGACATAGGGGAATTCATTATGGATCTTTTTACTCCATATACTTTTGCAACTGTAATTTCTCTAATTACAATCTTTTACAAATTCTACAAACTGATTCGAGACAAATTAGACGCGCAAGATCGTGCAACAACTGCACAACTTGATCAAAAGTTTCAGGACTTGTCATCTTCGATTGCAACAATCAATGATCTCCAACAGAAAAACTACAGAGACATACAAAAAGAAGTATTACGTCTGCAGCTATTGGAGGGAATGGATTCTAAACGATTATCTGAATCAGAAGTACGTCAGTTCTATGACAAGTATCATGAAATGGGTGGAAACTCATTTGTAACTGCAAAAGTTCAAGAGTATGTGCATGGTCTGGAGGAGGATCAAAAACATGAAGATTGATGATCTAATGAATTTAGTAACATTAGTAGTATTGTTTGCACCAGCTGTCTTTCAAGGAACTAAATTATTAGGTGAAAAACTTCACTATCAAAAACTAGTTTCATTTAGTAAAAAAGCAGAGCAGGTTGTTAAAGCATTAGACCAAGATCAAGGCTTATCTAATGATGGCAAGAAAAAACTAGCCATTACAACACTTTCGGCCTATGCAAAAAAGCACAATTTCAATCTGACTGAAGAAGAGATTACGGATTACATGGAAGGCGCTGTTAGAACTATAAGACTATTAGAACAAGTGCAATCCAATAATCGGGCAAATTAAATAAGGTGGTGAATTTAAAGATGACTATGAAAAAAAATAGTTCACAAAAAGAAATGAAGCCATCTCGAGATCCAAAAGCTCGAGAAAAACAATTAATAAACTTAGCTGTTAATTTAGCAGAGAAACAAATGATGGATGGCTCAGCGTCACCATCTGTAATTACCCATTTTCTAAAACTTGGAACAGAACGAGCCAAAGTTGAACAGAAACTCATAGATGCCCAAGCGACACTTGCTGAAGCAAAAGCAACTTCACTTGAAAATAGTAAAAATGCCGAAGTTGCAACACAGCAAGCTATTGAAGCTATGAAGAAATACTCTGGAACCGATGCTGACAATCATGAGTAATTACAGTGAATTAATTTCATACAAAACATACGGTGACCGTTTAAAATATTTGCAAGAAAAAGCTATTAATCATGAGTCACCTCGTCATATGAGTAATAAATTTTATAAGTCTCCTATGTGGTTGCATCTAAGGGACCAAATAATAAAAAGAGACCTAGGTTGTGACATTGGTGTGCTTGGTGTGTACATTGATGGTCCCTTGCTTGTGCATCATATCGACCCTTTAACAGAACAAGATATTTCGCAACTGAGTTCAAAGTGTTTGAGCCCTGAAAACTTGATAACTGTATCCGAGATGACTCATAATAAAATTCATTACGCAAAGCAAGAGGAAATTATTGAAGAAAGAAAGCCTGGAGATACAAAACTCTGGTAGGAGGTGATATCTTGTCTGACAAAATTATAACAGATGTATCAAATGCATTAGGTATTGCAGATGGTGATGATTCATTCCAAACGGAACTAATTATTGATATTAATACAGCTTTGGCAACACTCTATCAAGCTGGTGTTGGTAAGCAATTGGTTATTTCAACAGGAGATGAGACATGGGATGATTTTAAAGATGCCACACAAACAAATGACATGTTCGAAATGTGCAAACAGTATGTGGTTATTCGTACGAAGATTCTCTTTGATCCACCAACTGCTACCACCTTAAATGTCATTCAGGGTACATTAACTGAATTGTTGTATCGTCTTAAGTTAGACTATGCTCCAGATCCAGAGGTCTACTATGGCAACACAACTGGAGAGGAGGATCCAGAAGATGATTTATAAGGATGACCTTAATAACATTGTATTAGAGCATCATGGTGTTAAAGGCCAAAAATGGGGCGTTAGAAAAGCTTTTCATACTGCTAAAGCTTCATATGCTGCTAAGAAGGCTTCTAAAGCCCGTGAGAAGTCGTGGGGCAAAGCATATACTAATCGTGCAAAGATGTCCGAAGCTCAATTAGTAGCTCTTAATAGACGTTTATCTTTAGAGAATCAGCTTAAATCAAATATTCATCAGGCAAATCCTCCAAAGAAATCATTGGTATCTAAATACGCCGGGCAATTCGGTAACCAAGTTATGGGTGCCGTTATTGCTGGTGGTGCAGCTGCTACAGGTAAAATAATTTTGAATGCTGCTAAGAAAGGAGTTGCCGCTGGACTATGATTTATAAAGACGATCTCAATAACATTGTATTAG